CGCTTGGACCTGGGCACCGTTGAGGGCCGTAGCCGCAACGTCGGCAACCGGGGCCGCGTCGGGGGCCGCTACATTCGGCGTAGCGGGCTTGTCGTCCGGGGCCTTGCCGAGTCCAACCGACAGAGCCGGGATGGTCTTCCCGAGCGTGTTGTCCTCGTCGTCCACCGGATCAAGCCCCACCACCGCACGCCATTCGTTCACGCGGGCGACGCCAGCCTGGAACCCGGCCAACAACAGAGTCGCCTTCGACGCCACGTCCTCCACAACCGGATTCGGGTACGCGAACCACATCTCGCCCGGTTCCACGCCGAACATCGGGAGCAGCCATTCGGTCAGGTCCGACGCGACAGCCTTTTGCCGTGCGTAAATCTGCTGCATCCAGACCTTCGACCCGTGGGCCGCGTTGGACTGGATCGCGTCGTTCATCTTCCAGATCGGTTCGGGGACGCCAGCCGCCCGATAGATCGCGGCCTCGCACTGGATGATTCCACGCTCGTAGTTGAGTTCATGGGGCTTGCTGTTCGGCTGGATGATTTCAATGTCTTCAGCGGACCCGTTGATGATCGTGACCTTGCCCGCCTCGAAGGGGCCGCCCTTCCGCTTCATCGCTTCGGCCAACTGGGCCATCTGATCGGGCAGGTAGTTGTTGACCCGTACCACCATCCCCGGCTGTGCCGAGTTACGCCAGCGGTGAATCTCCGACGCGATGGCCGCGTCTTCCATGTCGCCGTAGCCCTTGATGGAGTCCACCCAACTGACGCCAAGGTAGGGGTTGAAGGGGTCAGGCATCCAGCGGGACGCGACAACCTGCGAGGTCGGCAGCATCGCCGTGTTCGTTTCGTTCCGCCCGTAGTGGTAGCCGGTTACGCCCTGCTTGTCGTCCAACAGGACCCGCGTGAACTGCGGCAGCAACAGGAACAGCCCCGTAGGCGTCTCCCCACCCGTCCAGATGTACGCAGCCCCGGCCACTTCCCGGAACCAGTAGAGGGCCGTAAAGAAGTCCGCCGAGGTGGTCGATGGGTCAGGGTCCCGCAACAGGGAGAGGGCCGGGTGGTCCGTCACTTCCTCGATTTCGTCCGCACCGTTCGCGTAGGTCATTGCCTTCGCAGCGGGCCGCACCGACCCCTCGCCCCGCAGGAACGACGCCGCCGACTTGCTGACCCGACGCCCCGAACCCGTCGCCTTCCGGTAAAGCCGAATCTCACCCGCCGCCGCTTCCCTCGCGATGATCGTGGCCGCGTTCCAGATCGAACCCGTGACAGCACGCCCGACCCTGCCGTAGTCACGGGGGTTGAGCGTGTTGACCTTGCCCTCGATGGTTTCGGAGATGCGAACCGTCGCCGCGACGTAACGGCTGTCCGACTCGGTCGGCGGACGCCGCGTTGCCTTGAAGGCGTCGATAAGTTCTCGGATCATTCCCATTGGCTCACCACCATTGCAACAGGCCCAACGTGACCACGGCCACAGGCCATAGCCGCATACCTCAACGCATCCATTCCATGGTTGTCGGCGTCTACCGGCAGTTCCTTTGCCAGCCCGCCCGACTTGGCAGCCCACACATACGAGTCGAACTCATCCCTCAGCGACGTGGGCCGCTTCTTCTCTTCCAGCTTCCGGTCATACTCGACCAGTGCCGACGCGAGATAGTAGAACCCTCGACGCCCGTTAGGTTTCTGGGCCAGCCGCGAGCGTACAACGTCCAGCCCCCGCGTGATCGCCTTGTCCGCCGGTTGCGTTGAAACCCCGTGCCGCTTGAGCGTTTCGCGGTCCTCGCGGTCATGGTCGGCAACAGTGGCGACGTATGACTCGCCCCGCGACAGCTCGACGATGACCTTGGCGTGATCCTCCACCAGCCGCTCGGACATGTACCATTCCCGGTAGACGTACAGGGCTTCCCCGCTGTCGGCAATCCACAGGCAGACGAACGGATCGTTCCACCCGAAGTCAATCGCCCGGTACTTCCGCCACTTCTCCCAGCCCTCGGGCATCCGGTCGATGACGTTGACGCTGGCGTCGAACTCGGGGAAGACCACCCCGTCCGCCTGTGCCCATCGCCCGTCCTTCAACCGTGCCCGCCTCACACCCGTCAGAGCGTCGAGGGTCTGCCGGTACTCGACGCCCAGCGGGGTCCAGCCGCCCCCGTCGTGCATGATGGGGTTGTCCTCCAGCCGCGACAGGATGCGTTCCCGGTTGTCGGACGACTTCAAGAATCGCTGGTTGAGCCAATGCGATGGGGCCTGCGGGTTGCAGTCCGCCGCCATCTGCCGGAACGGGGTTGAGTTGCCTGATAGACGGGTGAGGAGCTTCTCGTGGTCAGTCTCCGACGCCTCGGTCCACTCGAAGGCGAAGACCCGATCCCATTCGGTGGACATGATCTTGTCGGTATGGTCCATGCCACCGGGGACGATCATCGACCCATTGGGCAGCCGGTAAAGGTCACGATGGGTCCGCTTGGCCGTGCCGATCCATGATGCGTTCGGGGGGAAGACGTGATCCTCCAAGGTCTGTAGCACGCTCTCGGACATACTCGCCCGCGTCTTACGCACCAACAGGACGCGGGCCTTGGGGTATCGGCAGGCCACCGCGTAAGCCTTCTCCAGCATCCCCCGCGACTTGCCGGTGCGGGCCGGCCCTTCGATCAGGACCTCGCGTGCCCGCGTATCGAACAGCCTGGCAGCCCCCCCGCGTGCCTCGTATTCGTAGACTGCCTGGGTCATAGTTCCCCCGCCGCGTCGATGGTGTCGGCATAGCCCGCCCACTGCATCCGGTAGAGGGGGCCAAGCCGCTTGTAGCAGAACCACCGGAACCCGCTGAACCCGATGTACCGCTCGGCGTGCATCCCCATGACGACGCCCCCGCCGTCGATGGGTCCGCCCCCGATGGTCAGGAACATTCGCTGGTACGTCGTGGGCTTGGGTCGCGCCGCAGGCGGCTCCGCACCCCGCATGTAGTACCTGCCCTCCCAAACGACGAACACACCACTCTCGGCAAGCTCGCGGAGGATGGCGTCGTCGTCGGTCACTACACACCCCGCTTCGCTTTGGCCTTCTTGGCGTCTTGTTTCGGGCGTTCTAGGTAGTACCCGCCGGTCGGGCTTCGCTTGTACCCCGACGCCTTGATGAACGCTTCCCCTTCTTTGGTCGTCGCCCCTTGAGTCACCACCATGTGAGCAATGCTCAGGATTTCTTTGTTGATGAGCGTCCGCACGCCGCAACGCCTCGCCCACTCCGGAACGTGGGACCCGTAGACGTTGAACCGCACGATTGCCGCGTCCCCCGGCTTGTCTTTGTCGGCACCCTCCAACGCACCCCAGACCATGCCGACCGGGCCTTGAAACCCACGCCAGCGGCAAACGAATACCCATTGGCCGTAGTCGATGGGGTAGCGTTCGACGTAGCAGTACCGAATGTCGATTGGCTTTGCTTTGGTCACACCCCACCCCCATCCGTGCCCCGCACAAACTTCACGGGCATCTCCACCCGCTCGGTAGCGAGGCCCGCGTCGAGGCGGTCCGCCTTGTCCGACGCCATGTCGATGTCCAAGTTCTGTTTGTTCATCTCGATGACAGCCCGGCACGCGGCAATCGCCGTCCGGTCGTCCACCGACTCGATCATCCCGTCAATCCGCCCCACCACCTTCGCCCGCAAGTCGTCCGGGATCGGCCACCCGTTGCGGATCGCCTTCGCCAGCATCTTCGCGTCCGCTCGGGCGTGGCGTTTGGTCGCGAGAAGCTCGGCACGGGGGGCGTCCAACACCTCCCCATTCCCCTCTGCGGCTTGTTGAGAATCCATTCTCATCTCGGCCCCCGTTTGATTTCCAGCGTTTGCCATCATATACAACCTGCGTTTGTTCGACGTGGCAGGACCCACACAGAGAGGCCCGTCCGGGTTTGGGTCAGCGAACCCCACCCGCCGGACGTACCCGCATCCGCGTGGGGATCGACGCTCCCGACCTCTTCCGCATCGCCGCGTGACAGTCACGCTCGGTTTTGATGTAGCCCGTGAAGTAGAGGTGTGTGCCGTCCACCGAATCCGTGGCCGACATGAGCATCGCGTTGGTACGCATCCTCCGCATGTCGCAGACCGTAACTCGGCTGTAGGTCGAGAAGTCCATGTTGCGGAGTGCGGTTCGGTACTGGTCGACCTTGCTCTCGGTGAACGGGTCGTTGATCGGGTGCGAAGCCCGGACGCGGAACGCGATGTTGGACGCCGAACGACCGGACGTTACCCAGTAGTTCTGAATGAGCGTGACGATTTCCTGCACGTACCACACGTAGTTGGCTGGGCTGCTGGCGTTGGAGAGGTCGGGGGCCCCGGCGTTCACGCTTGATTCGCTGGCGAAGTTGGACCCCTCGTAAATGTCGAAGATCGCGCAGTGGTCGGCGAGCGTGGCCCCCTGGTACGTGGTCAGCACATCGAAGAAGTGGAGCCAAGTCGCTTCCGGGAACGCCACGAGCGATTCGTGCATGTCATAGATCGACATGGACGACCGCGAGAAGAACGGCGTAATCGCGAATCCAGTCGTCTGGTTCGTGGCACACATCCGGAACCACGTCGCGAATAGCTTGCCCGTGAAGGTCTGGGCGAAGAACTGGACATTGCCCCACGACGCCCGGCCCGAGTCGGCACTGATCGCCGCTTCGGATTTCTTGGTGGTGCCGTCGGTGCCCGCGTAGCTGACGGTGCCGAAGTTGTGAACAGTTGTAAACGCACCCTCGCCACGGCGAACGACGACGGCCATAGAGCCGCCGCTGGTGGTGTATTCGGACCCCCAGAACGTAGCGGTAAGGGCCGCCGAAATGTCGATGGGGTTGGGGCGGGTGGTGTAGTTCATGATCTGATAAGCCACCCACCCGGCGAGTCCGGCGGCACAGTGCAGCGGGAAGTGGGGGGCGTAGGAGCTGGCCGGTAGTGAGGTCACGTCGAAGATTGCCCGCTGGGCTGCCGGTGCGGTTGCCCGTTCGGCTTTGGCTGCGGTCCAAGTGGTGCCGTTGCCGTTGGAGGTCATGTAGTATTCGACGCCGCCTTGCCCGTAGTTGGGACCGATTTGCGAGTCGACTGCGGTATCGTCCGTGTGCGATGCCGCGAAGCTCATGGCCGGGGCCGCATAGAGCTGGTTCTGGGGCCAGAGGGCGTTGAATAGGCCGGTTTCGATTCCGTAGCCGAGGTAGGTTCCCTCGCTGTTGTAGACGCCCGCAATGTCCACACGCTGCGAACGCATCTTGGCGAGGAGTTCTTCTAGCGGCCTTGGATTCGTGACCATAACGCCCCCTTACTTGATCCCCAAGCGGTTGTCGATGCGGTTCTCGATCCGGTCGAGTTTCTGTGACATTGCCACCATCTGAGCTTCCAGCCGTGCCAGCGTCCGGGCGAGTTCCACCCGCTCACCCGCGAGCGTCTTGACCGTCTGGACGTGATCGGCCAGCGACGTTTCGAGGGCTGCGATCTTCGCCTCGGCTGTTACGCGAAACGTGATGATCCCGGCGGCGGGTCCGGCGACGACACCGATGAGCATGGCGAGGGCCACGAGGGTCTGGAG